AAGTCTCGTCCGTTGATAGATAGAATCATGTTTTATTTCTCCTTTATACAAAAAAAGCAAGGGCACAAAGCCCCTGCAGTTAGACTAGATAGATGAAACTAGGCCGTCTTCTTTAGCAAGAGTGTGGTAGTCGTATTGAGCACTTGCAACTGCTTTTTTCTGAGCCTCTGTCAAGCTGTCGGTTGAAATAATACCGTTGCCATCAATAGCCATTTCATAAGAAAGCTCAACTTTGTCGTCAGCGGGTGCTGAAGTTTCAAAATTCTTAAGGTAGCCTTGGTAGTATTCAACGTTATAGACTTCTTTGCCCCCAGACATGCGTTTAGAAGCAAGGTCAACTTGCCAGCACTCTACTTTGTCGCCTGCAAAGAACCATTTCTGCATTTCACGCCACATTTCAACAGTAGTGCCATCTTCACGATACGCAAGTGATACGAATTCTCCAGACACTTCACCGTCTGAAATAGAGTTGACTACGCCGTCTTTGGTTTTGGTGGCTTCGACCTCTTTTTCAGCGTTGAAAGTGTGTTCTGTTTGGAAACGTACTTTAGCAGCGTCTTGCGTCTTTTGGTCTCTAACACGGCGGAAGAAGACCATGAGGTCTTTCCCTAAAACAAGTTCTGTCATTTATTCCTCCTTTTTGGTATATGAAAATGAAAAATCCAGCACAATGTGAATCAATGGCTGGACGTCTGTATTATCTGGTAAGACTTGCTTGTCTGTCCCAGTCTTCAATAAGTTGTATTCAAACCCTTTAATTCGTTCGCTAGCTTGTTCCAACGTCTGACAGTGAGCGTCTAGCTCTGCACGCTGCACTCTAGTCCCGTAGATATGGACGGTTTGTCTTATCGTTCCAAAATTGTCGTTATTGAGTGTAGGTGCTGAGCTATTCTCACCAATGAAAGCGAAAGGATAGCTAGCGGATGAATCGGGTAAGTAGTCGTAAGTTGCTAGCGTCTCACTAGCAATAGCAAATAGATTTCTGAATAAGTCGTGGTTAGGTGTCATTTAAAGGCTCCTTCCATTACTTTTCGGATTTGTTCCGTGAAATAAGGCTCGATTTGTTGCATCATTGGACGCATAAACGGCTTGCCGGGCTGATAGCGTGTTCCAAACTCTTGAAATCCGCTATAAGAGGCGGCTGAATGAATGTGCGATTCCTCGCCCATGTGCCTAGTGGTGATGTTAGCTCTCAAAAAGCCGGTATCAACTGGCGCAAGCCCTTTTGAAATGCTCTTGCCTTTCTCGGCTGAGTTTTTAAGAGCTGTTTGGGCTTGTGTTCTAACCCCTTGGCTTGCCTTATTCAAAGCAGCAGCGAGGACTGTGTCCCCTCTCCACTCGATTGTGAAATTAGCCATTTAGCTCACCTCGTTTCAATCGGATTGCCCCTTTTATCGGTGCGTCAATGCGTTCGATAGGATAATACTTCTTACCCTCGTATAGAGCGTAGTCAAACGGCTTCTGCTCTTGATTGAATCGGCATATCATGACCACGTCAGACCTACTCCCATAGGCTTCAAATGCCCGCTGTTGGTCAATGAAGTTAACCAAACAAGGCACAATCTTACTAGACTGCGCCTTTTCTTCGTGCTTATCAGTAATCGGGTTGTAAGTCGAGACACCCTGCTTCACTAACTTGATGCGGTGCGGTGTTTTCATAAGAACTTCACCTTACCTTTTCGAGCCAGCGAACCGTCTAGACCGAAATCTTTATCCAAAATCTTTCTGTAAGGCTTGAACATGTCGTCCCAATCCTCGTAAGTGACTGAATAGCCGTCTACGTTCTCAGTTTTGACACCCTCTGAGCCTTTTCGACCATAGAGCTTGCAGGCAACATTTTCGATGATGAAATGATACTTCTTGTCAATCTCGATTGTCCCAACTAGTGCTTTGAAATAGCTCTCAGCGTCGTTGACTAAGTCTTCGATCAATTCATCCTCAAGATCGTCTTCAACGTCGATACCCAACCGACGCTTAATCTTCTCAAGTTGGATATCGTTCATTTTAGACCCCCTCCGCAGCCTTTAGAAGTTCTTCTAAATCTGCTTTCTTTGCTTTGGCATCATACTCGATACCAGCTTCATCAAGTTTTGCTTTGAGTTCTTTGGCTGTAAGCTCTTTCGACGGCTCGACTTGTTCGATACCGCCTTTTTCAAGAACTTCTGCCACACGCTCTTTAGATGGCTCATAGCCTTCTCGTGGGTAAACTTCCCCGACTTGGTAGATATACTCGTTATCTTGCAAGTCACGGAATGTAATCTTAGCTTTATAGGTCATTTAAACCTCCTGACTAGACTCCTACTGGTTGGATAGCTGCAAATGCTTCGTCGTTTGGAATCGCTACGGCAATTTCAAAGATAGCACGGAGTGCTTGCATGTCTTGTTCGAACAAGTGAACGTCACCAGAATCAAGGTCGCCATTGTTTTGAACCTTAGACAAAGTAGCTTGGTCAGCGATTTTAAGACGCAAGTTAGTGCCGTTTGGAATACCGTAAACCAAGCCGTTGAAGTTACCAGTAATCAAAGTACCTGCTGGGTAAGTTTGCCCATCTTGCAATTGAAGTTGAGAATATGGAAGACCATCAAGCTCACCGATAGCGTTAGGGTTAGCTGGCTTAGTGAAGATGTGTTGACCGCCGTTCACGTTGTCCACAATTCCACGGAGTGTGCGGTTGATAGTGCGGTGTCCTACGAATGCGTTAGGTTCTTTTTCTGATTTATCCTCAACATCGTAGATGTTATTGAGGTTGATGTCCCCAGATACGATGTTTTGAGCACGTTTAGCAGACGCCAAAACGTTGGCACCGAATGGGTTGTTATACAAACCGAGGAATGCTGCCCCGTCGATTTTTTTGTTAAACAAGTCAACAATCTTATCCTTGATTGATTCGAAGAAGTCAGTCCAAGTGTAATTGAGGACTTCTTCTGTGACTGGCAAGATAACCGCCAATTTGCGAGATTCAAGAACGTAAGATTTAGTTTGTACTTTTGCAGTACCAATTTTTTGACCTTCACCCACAAAATAAGCGTCTGTCAATTGACCAACTTCAACGCCCTTACGGACCATTTTGCCGTCCATTTCAACTTTTTGACCAAGCTGAATAACTTTTGAAGTTTTAACGAGTTCGTCAGTGAATAGATCAGTGATTTGTTCTGATGTGACCTCTTTTCCAAGAGAATCAGACAATAGGACTGTGTCTGGATTAAATTTTTGTTGAGCCATGCGCTCTCCTTTCTTAAATTAGAAATTAGTGATTTTGGCTTTATCAAACTTGTCTTTTCCACGATGTGAACGCCCTTCCTCTCCGCCGCTTGTGCGAGGTGGTAGAGCTTTTGCTTCTTCACGCTTCTGCAAGTTTAGAATGTTAGCCATGTTTGAAACAGCTAGCTTGGTAGCTTCTTCGTCGCCTTTAACAACGAATGCAAGCGTTGACTCGTTGACGGGCACGCCTTGAGCTTCGAGCTCTTTGATGGCGATATCCTGCATTTGACGTTGAGCAATTTGAGCTTCAAGCGCTGCAATTGTGCTCTGGGCTTCTTCGAATTCTTTATCCCGCTGTTTCTGTTGCAGCTCTTGAAGTTCTTCTTCACTTTAGCAACGGCTTCCTCGATTTGAGATTGAATACCGGTTTGCATATCAGCAATTTCAAGAGTATGTTTTTCTTCCATCTGTTTGAGTCTGCGCTGCATTTCAGCGACTGACACCATTTTTTCCTCTTTTTCTGGTTGGCTAGCTTCAACCTCTTGAGGATTCTCAACTGTTTCAAGTTCTTTTTCTGCCATGATAGGCTCCTTTCTTTACGCTTTTACGTCCAACCTCGACGAACTCATGCAGCTTTTAACGTCCTCAGCACGGTCTGGACAAGGGGTTATTCACCCCACACGCCGTTAACAGCTTCTTCATCAAGAGTGCTGCCGCCGGCTTTGTATTCCATTTTGATGTGTCCATACGCTGAACAACGGCAGTTAGGGTGCATTGGGTACATGTTAACCCCCTTTTCCGCCTTGTTAATCGGTATGGCTTTTCTATCCAAAGGCTTACAGATATCGCAAGCCCCACTTTCAGCGACATAGATTAAATGCGTGAAGTCATTCTCCTTCAACATCATCAATTCTGTATCAGCATTAATGCGAGCTATTTCGGTCTTGAGTAGCCGTTGGGCGTTGGACTGACTTGTGTTATATTTCTTAGCTAATCGCTGCCGTTCCTGCTTAAAACCGTCCATGTCGGTGAAGATACGTGCTAACGAGCTAAACGCATCCTTCTGCATACTTGCATGAAGTCCGTTTCTGCCCCAAACTCTACGGCTAAAATTCTGACCGTAGAAATCAGCGTCTAAGATCGCTCTCATGCGACTTACTGCATTGACGGCAGAATTGCCCAAAATACCCGCTTGACGCCTAAATTCAGCCATATATTCACTCTCACGCGCTTCGTCGAAGACTTCGTTAACGTCTGATATAAGACTAGCTATTTCAAGTCTTAATTCTGCTTTGAGTAGCTCTAAACGACTGACTTTCATTTTGAGGTTAAACAGTCTCAGCCATTGGTTAGTGCCGTGTGAGAAGTCCTTCTCGACTACTGCCTTCCTAGCTCGGTCTCTGTACTCAGTGACATCGAACTCACTAGCTCGCTTCATAGCTTCGGCACGGCTCAGCCCCTCTTTGTCAGCATAGCGCATGTAAAACCCGTTTATTTGGCTTTGCATGCGGTTATATGACGCTTGATAGAGCTCTTTTAAGACCTTGTCACGCTCTATATCTCGCTTGATTAGGTCTGATTGTGCTTTTCGTTCAGCATTGTAGCGTTCATTATTCGTCATCATCCTCAACACCTACAATCTGGCTGACTTCTAAATCAGTGGCCCCACCCTCTTTAAGCAAGCGGCTCTTTTCCTTGCGAGCATCGGTAAAGCTAGCTGATTCCATAAGCGTTTCTTGTGAGATTTCCATGCCCGAATTGATAGCTGATTGAATCTCAGCCCATACATCCGTTGGTAGGTTCTCATGGAACGTGAATGTCAGCATGTCAGCGTCCACTGGTTCGATACCCTTGAGGTTGTTAGATAGCAACTCAAGCAGTTTATAGCGTCTTCGGAGCGCCTTAACAAAGAACCCACGCTTAACCGCTGTAACTTGCTGCAAATCAACTAGCTTGTAGCGGATAGCAATCCCAGACGTAGCTGAGAAAGTCGAATCGTCCTGCAAATTAGGCAACCCGACAATGCGGAAGAAGTCTTTAATCAGACGTGACTTGTACGCTTCAACACCGCTGACATCGTATTGCTTGTAGATATAGCCAGCATCTAATGACGTTTGCTGTCCGTTGTGACCGACACCACTTTCAAGAACAAGCGTGTTAGCGCGTTTCATTTTCATGATGTCAGACGCATTCATACCTGTACTTTCAACATCGCCTTTGATAACAAGCATGGCGTCATTAAGGTCTGACATGTAGTTAGCCGTGTCAGATTCCGCTGAGTCGTAAGCGTCAATGATTGGAATACCTTTTTCCCAGTCTCCCGAACGCTCTCGGTTATTCTGCCACTCAACCACCGGCACCATACCGAACGGGTTTTCTTTGCGTTCGATTTCCTGCCAGTTTGGGTCATAGCTAACAATCTTGTTGTCAGTGTAAACCGTGACAAACATCTCACCGTCATACACCGGACAATGCACAGCCGCAACGATATCCTTTCGGACGTCTGCACTACGAATAGTGAACATTTCCCTTGCGTCAATCAAGACCACTGCTGGATTGCCAAACTCGTCATAGTAATGCAATTCAAAAGCTCGCCCAAAGCGTGAAGCGTCATAGACTAGCTCACGGTTAAGGGCTTCAATGTCGTTGTAAGCATTGAAATCATCAATAGCTGTCAAGTCGCTGTTAGTATCGGTAGCACCGATTGAAATAGGCTGACCGACTGTGTAACCAGTGAAGAAACGGCTAGCTTGTCCGCCCAGGTCATGCCTAATACGGTAGTCAGCTTTCTCTGGTTCTAGTCGTTTACGACCATTTAGAATCGTGTAGTTGTTCCCGTTTGAGTAGCTCTCTAGGATATTCAAGCGGTCTATCTGTTCGTCTTGGAACTGAGCTACCATCTTCTCTAACTTCTCACGCCCTTGGAACGTGTCCACTAGGTCGTCCGCTGACTGAGCCATGAAGTGCGTATTAGCTTCTTTTGGAAAATGAAGGAAGTCTTCGCGTTTCTGCAAGCTAGTCGGTTCCATGTCTCGCTCGAATTGGTATGATCTAGGAATGTACTGCCCTTCATGTAAAATGTCGTCAGCACTATGTGTTGTGTTCGTCATTCTATCTCCTTATCAGTTTGTTAACACGCCTAATCTTAGCGTCTACGTCCTGCCTATCCTTGACGAAAATAAGGTTTTGCAGTGCGTACCTAATCGCATCGATACAGTGGTTATAACTATCGCACGGCTTGTTGATGTACTCGTTTGTATGCTTGTCCTTCTGCCATGTATAGTTTTCTAATTCCTCAATCGTCTTGACGCATCGTTCATCGACAATGATGTCGAATTGCTGCAAGAACTGAATCCCTTGTAGAACTGAGCCCTTCCCCTTGTCTACCGGAATAGCTCGACGCAAGCCTAGTGTTTGCAATTCTGCAATAGATTTCTGCTCTGCTGAATCAGCCATAATCACCTCTTTTGAATAGCCCAAGCTAGTTATAGCTTCTGCTATTTGGTTGTTAAGCAAGCCCTTCTTGACATATTCCTCAAGGATATATAGCCGCTTATTCTCTCGGTCTATTTTGACGTGCATAAACGCCGTCGGGTCGTTAGTAAACCCGAAGTCAAGACCAAAAAAGGACGGTAGCTGTTTAAGCTCGTCCTTATTGAGTAGTCTCTTTTCGTACTTGGGAAATACTAACTTATCGAGGGTGGCAAACTCACCCAAAGCATAAATTTTGTAGTAGGCTTCGTTTCTGTTTGCTAGCTCCTCGATGTTCTCTTTGGTCAAGTCATCCAGAAAGCGATTATCCTTGTACGTCGTTTGATAAACCACTGTATTTTTAGGGTTCTTCACGAAAAACGCATTATATACCCAGTTAGCCTTAGACACTGGGTTAAACATCAAATAGATTTGTTTCTGTTTGTGGGCCTTATCCCTCAAGCGAAGTGTTAGCTGCGTGTAATCATCAAGCGTAAACTCTGACGCTTCTTCCATGACCACGTCTGAAATGCCTTTGATAGACTTGATTTTTTCTGGGTTATCCATCCCTTTGAAAATCAACTCAGCCCCGTTTGGTAACTCAATACGGAATGCGCTCATGTTAACCTTGCATAGATTAAGCACACCGAAATAAGACAAGGCTGCCTGCACATCCGCAAACACCGAATCACGAACCGTAGAGCCTACTTTTCGCAATATCAATACTTTGCGGGGTTTGTCCCACTTTTTAAGAGCCTTGAGGACTATCTTCTGGAAAACCCCATGACTCTTACCACTAGACGCTCCGCCATAATGAACTTCTGTGAAGGTGTCATAATCAAACAAATGTTCATAGATATGTCGATTAAACACCCTGCTTGGATTGATTTCAAGGTTAATCGTCATTCCATTCACCGACATTGATATTGATATCTTGCGTTACATCAGCTTCGACCTTGTCTGTCCACATTCTGTAGCGTTTTCCGATATCAACTGCCGCAGCTCGACGGGTGGCAACATTGGGCTTGGCTTGAGCAATGCGCTGCATACCCTCGCCATCGAGGACCAGCAAGGGTTCTTCAACTTCTCCACGCATGACGGCAGTTAGAAATTCCATGACCTCTTGTTGATCCGCAACACGTTCCGACTTTAATTTCTCAAGTTGCTCGTCTATATAAGCCTTGATGTTAGCTTTAGCAAGCAGTCTACTTCCATTAGCTTTCGCAACATCATTGTTCTTAATATTAGGATAAGCCTTCTTATACGCTTGCGAAGCATTTAGGCTGATGATGTACTCATCGGCAAA